CCTTTTTCTGGTATGAAAATTACCTGAATATTACAAGTGCAGATTGGTCGTTGATGGGACAATTGTATTTCCGGTCCCTCAACGATTTGAAACATGCGAATGGAGCCACAGATTAAGTGACAATATCTGTGTTCGCGTGGGCCGATGATGTAGTATGTCAGTGCTAACATCGGAGAATCCATTGACTCTGACTCCACAATCTGGTGTGGAGACTGAAACGGACGAAGCCAATAAGAATGGTATGATCTCGAAACCGGCAACCGCAATTGCTAAGATGTCGAATGCCTTGTCTAAGGTACCAGCCATACGTCCGTATGCACTCGCTACTGAAACTGCAGCTCTTGCTGTGGCCTCTGTGGCGAGGCAATTTGGGTATTGTAGACCACCAGTAACTAAGAATCCGGATCCTTTTCGAAGTTTTCCTACATCTCAGTTGGCTACAACCAATACTCCCGATACTGCTCTTAAGTTGTCTGTTGACGATAAACAGGAGTTAAGTATCGATCCCCGATTAGCAGGATTAGGGAATGAGGATCCTTTGTCTATTAAGGAAATCGCTAAGCGCGAGTCCTACTTGACTAAATTCTCGTGGAACATTGGTACAATACCCGAAACTCTTCTGTGGAACGCCCGTATTGATCCTGTCACATGGGCTGAAGACACTGGTCCTCCAGTGAGTTTCCATTTGCCAGCCTGTGCTATGGCTGCATTGCCTTTCAAGTATTGGACGGGATCAATGAGATTCCGTTTTCAAGTAGTGTGCTCAGCATTTCACAAGGGACGTTTGAAGATTGTTTACGATCCCAATTTCCTAAGTTCGAATGAGTACAACACAAATTACTTGCAAGTTATTGATATTGCAGATACCCAAGATTTTACGATCGAAGTTGGGAATGGGCAATCAGTGACTTTACTTGATCACCACCTTCCGGGAGTGGATTCGGTTACGCAAATGTATTCTACAACTGCTTATACCGCACAAGAGGAAGGAAATGGTGTACTAGGTGTGTATGTGGTGAATGAACTCACCACGCCAAACAGCACGGCTAACAATGATATTGAGATTAATGTTTTCGTTTCAATGGGAGATGACTTTGAGGTCTTTGTCCCAGATGATCATTTCCAGAGGTTTGTTTTCAAGCCACAATCTGGAGAAGAGGTTGTTACTGAAGCTCAAAATACAGCGGAACCTTCAGCTCCGTTGCAAGAGAACGCCGATAATGTTGGTCCTGGTCAACAGGATAATGCTCTTATCAATATGGTTTACACAGGTGAATCAATAATGTCGTTTCGTACTATGTTGAAACGATACACCCTGTGGCGCCGTGACTCATTATTGCCTTCGCAAGGCCAGTATGAATGGTCGAGTACACGGAAAATGTTTCCTTTCTTGAGAGGAAATGTAGCTGGAGCCGTCGATCAGACGGGTGCAGCAGCAAGTTACAACTACGTCAATACCTTATTGCTCCATTGGGTTACTAATGGATTTTCAGGTTGGCGTGGAGGAGTGCGGTACAAGATGTTGTATCAAAACAAACCAATTGTTCCGGCAGGAACAGCAACTCCATTGACTGAGTCAAACTTATATGTTGAGAGACGGAATTTCAATTCTACGTCTTATACCAATGTTGTGACACCTTTCAGTGGATATGCGGACAAGAATGAAGCAGCAGAAGCTGCTGTGACAGACGGATTTATTTTCGCTTCACCTGTTCGTGCTGGTCCTAAAGGAGCTCTTTATGCTAATACGGGTGTAAACCCAACAGCTGAGTTTGAAGTACCATTTTATTCACCACTCCGTTTTGCACCCGCTAAGCGGGAGAATTATACCTCCGATAATGACTTTGCGTCGGGGTTTTCTATTACAGGTCAGGGCACCTGCACTGGTTCGATGTTTATCGATTTCCACGTTGCAGCAGCTGAGGATTTCCAGGTCTATTTCTGGACTGGACTTCCGCGCCTGTATTATGAACTTTCTCCTCCTGCAGCTTAGAGTTTGTAACATCAGAAATGATGTAAAATATTAGTAGACGGTGGCCGTCTACGTGACCAATTAGGGTACCCGCCGAAGCGGATGCGAATATTGGTTGAACTGGCTACGCCTTATCACTTTGTGATTCTGGATTTTTCCGCGGCGTAGCCGGGGTTTTAAGGAGTCACAAGTTTAATTAGCG